TGTGCTACATAAGTGGCTTGCTCGCCTGAGTTATATTCAATTGTAATTGGTAACTTCATTGTTTGCTCCCGTTTTATTTCTTAACTAAATGATTCTGCTGGCACTCCAATAACTTGGAATGATAAAGATACTGTTTGAGCATCTGGTGCAGTTCCGCCAGCTGATGGCCACATTGGCAATACTTGGAAAGTAAAGACTGCGCCTGAAGTAGCTGTGAATACTGTGCTGATTGCTGTATCTGGTGCTGACTCTGCAACGCCCCATAGAATTTCGCATAGAGATCCAGTTGCGCCCCAGTCGGCTAACATTTCAACATCAAATGTGAAATTGTTATCAGTTACCTTAAAGACTTTTCCGTCTAGTGTCTGATATGTCTGGCGATCCATCTCACCAGTAAGCGTTGCGGTTGTTGCTTGTGCATCGAAATTATTACCGCCAATTGTGAAGGTAATATCTCGACCGGTAATAACTGTCGTTGCCATTTTTCTCCTTAGATTGTTCTCGTGTAATAGGTGCTGACTCTAACATCTGCGATAAGCAGAGTTGATGCTCCAACTTGTGTAACTGTTGGTCTTTCGACCGAACTGACAATGTAGCCTGCTGGAATAACTGCCAGAACACTAATTACTAACTGCTCGATATTGTCGAGTGATGCAGGATTGCTATTATATGCAACTGCAACTGTGATGGTCATATTGACCTTAGCGCGAATGTTTGATTTGCTAATTGTTTCAAATTCTAGGTATGGTGAATCCGGCACAACTACTACAGCTGGCGGGATTACTGTTTCAGGCACAAATGAATAAACATTTCCGGCAACGCTAGATAATGCAGTTGCTAAAGGGGTGCGAACTTGTTCAAGTATTGTTTGGTTAGGCATTATTGACAAATACCTTCAACATCTACATAAGGCCCGAGAATTCCAATTACGCGTGAGTATAAACTGCGACCCATTCTGTAAGGTGTCGCTGTAAAATCAACGCCTTCTATTTGTCCACCTGCTGCAACTCTTGATTGAAATACTTCAACTGAAATGACAAGTACTGCTGATTTAACTGATTGATTTCCAACATAAGTTGATGCGCCTGTTAATGTGGCACTTCCGCTTGGAATGACATTTGATTCAATAACATCTGCGTTTGTAATACTAGCTGAAAAAGTATAGTCGCCAAGATTATCTGCTAATACTGTGCGAGTTCCGTTATATGGACTCAAGCAACCAGCAATAACTACCGATTGGCCTTCGGTAAATTCATGCACGCCAACTGTTGTAAATGTAGCAACATTATCTTGTAAAACTGTTTTTTGAACTGAACTCTTAAATGTAACTAACATTGGCAGAATTGTGTTTTCTGCTGTGTCGATAATTCCGTCTAAATAAGCATCGTTATACAAGGATGATGACACACCAAGCACGGATCGCAACTCGGTGGCTGTAATTATACTTGGCATGTCATCTCCTTACTCCCATTAATGGATGCCTAAGATCGGGAGCAACCTTAGGCACTCAATTAAATTAAGCTACTGATAACTTACGGAATGCTGCTGGGTAACGATTTACTGCACAGACATAACCATAAAGACCGATTTCAACGCGGCCATTTGCAACAATGTTTGCACGAATATCAAATGTTCCTGACTCGTGGAATCGCATAGCTGCTGAAGGATAAATTAATGCATGCTTTACATTTGCATTATCACCTGTGTAGTTAGGATCTACAACTAGGTCAAGTCCTGCGACTGTTCCTGCTGTTGAACCTTGTGAAATTAATCCAGCTGCGTTTTGTGGAGCTGCTGCTGCGAATAGTGGACGACCATCTGCAACTGCGCCAAGTAATCCAGCGAAGTCGATGCCATCCTCGCCACCTGATGGAGCAACCATCAAACGGTTTGGTGTGAAGCGCATAACGCCATAAGCATCTGCAATTCCATCAGCGATTGCTGCATAAATTGTTGATCCTGATGAACCGGCTGCTGCCTCTGATGCGATCTTAGCTGCATAAGCATCTGTCTTTTGTGCGTATGATGCAGCAAGTTCACGAATTAATAGATCCAAGAATGATGGGTCTGAACGATCAAGAAGTTCAACATTCACAACATTTGCACCAGCAAATTTTACGATTGTGTCTTCTTGGAATGTTACTGCTGTATCTTGTGATGCAAACTCTACACCCTCAGCAGTTTGTCCTACGATTGCCTGATTTCCAAGCACAGGTGTGAACACCTTAAGACCACTTGGTGGAAGTGGAGCGCGCTCGATTGAATCAATGAATGGGCGAGATGAATCGATAACTCCGATTACATCGCGTAGGTAGTTAGGTGGAACCATTCCTGTGTTCTCGCCTGTTGTTGCAATTTGTAATGCTGCAATTAAATCGCGTGCATCTGTATCGCCTTGAATAGCGCGAATTTGTGCTGCTGCATATTGTCCTGCTGTAACATTCTCATTAACGCGTGGCTTTGTGTATGCCACATATTGAGCAGTTACAACTGGAGCCTGTGTCGCTTCTACCGCTTCGGTTGCGATAGGAGCCTCAGAAGTAATTTCTGACACTTTGTTCTCCTTTGTTGTGGTTTCCTCAGCGGTTGCTTCGGAATTCTCTGGTGTTTCACTAGCTGCAACCTCAGCGACTCTTGCGCTGTCAATTGCTGGATCTGTAACGAGTGAAACTTCTTGAAGTGTGCTTGATTTAATTCTTAGCACGCCTTCCTCATTTTTCCATTCATTAATTTTTACTCCGACAGAAAATCCATCACGAAGCCCAGTAGCAGCTTCCTCTAATGCGTCATCGGCTCTAAATGTTTTGGCTAAACGAAATGTGGCTTCCAAGCCACTATCTGTTGCTGTTATGTCAATTAACTTACCTAAAGGCTTTGTTGTTTGATGCTCAAGCAATAATTTGACGGGTTTTGAAAAATCAATTGAATCTTTTTCAAATACAGTTAATCCTGCACTTGTTGATCCTTGCTCATCCCATGTAACGATCTTTCCTGAGATTGTGCGCTTGTTAGTATCGGCAGCAGTTATCTCTATCGGGAAATTAATTTTCATCGTATTAGGTCTTCTTCCTCTTGGATTTGCTCAACGCTCATCGCGCCGATGCGGTTTAGGATTTCATAGACTTGCGCTCGCTCTAATGCTGAACCACGCAAGAAATCGTCAATATCAAATCGAGTTTCAATTCCGTTAGGGCAGAAATCGGCTTGAGATAGTCTTTGTTCAATTGCAGTAAGGATTGGTCGTAGAGAAAAGTCAATAAGTGCTTTTCTTTCGGCTGTCATGTTTGAGTAAGTCATGCTGGTAGTTTCGGCAGATACAAATGATGCTGGAATGCCAGATGCTCTTGCAATTTCTAAAGCAAGGTATTGGCGAGCTTCATTTAATTGTAATTTAGCCGGATCAAATCCTAAAGCCTGTAATTCAACATCGGCATTTAAGAATGCAGTTGATCTTGTTGATCTTGATATTTTCCATGACTCTAATAATTTTGTAATGCGCTCTGGAGTTAAATTTGTGCCATTTGACTTTAACACCATTTGTGGCATAGGCTCTTTTGCATACATTTCAGCAGCTTGTTCTAATGATGCAGCAGCTTTAATTGTGCGACCTGCTCGATTAAGTATTCCTTCATCTAATCCATTAAATACAATTAGCGAACCTAATCCAAATGGTGGCACTCGCTTGCCGTCAACTGTGTAATACTCAATTTCTGTTGAATTACCATTTAGTGAAGCAAATACTCGACCCGGAGCAATTCTTGTCCATGCTCTAATTCTTGAAGCATCTGTGGCTGCGTAAGCATCCATTACCATTCCATAAGCAACACCATAAAGTAAAAGATCTTCAGCGATCCATGAATAAATTGCTGAACCTGCAACTCTTGGATCTGGTTGCATAATTACTCGGTTTGGTCTTATGTGTTCATTTGTAAAATGATTATATTGTTCAATTGGTAAAGATCCGACTGTTGAACAAATTATATTTCTTGCACGCGCTCCGGCAGGAATCGCCATGTATTGTTCACGCGTTGCAGTTGTAGTTCCAAATAAAATTCCGCCAACTAATTGTTGTGCGTTGTAAGGTGAAAGTGCAGCAGCTACATCAACTGTATTATCTGGTTGAGTTGCCCGAAATCTATCGAATAATCCCATTGGTACATAATATACCATAAATCCGATTTATCCGACTTGTATGTCAATTTCTGTTTCTACTTGTGTCGCAAAATAACTTGCTAAAGCAGATGCCACAGCTGCACAAACTGCGACTCTACTTGCTCTCCTACCGATGATCCATGACCCATCCCCATAGGGCAGTTTCGCAGCCGATAGTGTTTGCTGAGTCAATTCCTCTTGACCCCCATGCTGTAATCGATGGGAATTGATTGCGCCTAACCACCGATCACAACTTTCAGCATATATCGCCCCATCCATGTCTGTAATGGGAATTCCAGCGGGAACTAACCGACTTGCGACGGCTTGTGCAGTCCTTTTGGAATAAGCGACAGTCTGAACATTATATTTTCTTACATACGGAGCAATATCGTTTGCAACCGCTAAATCATTGATTGAATAATCATTCGACCATGTATGAAGTAAAACTAAGTTAAATTTTTCTCCTGGTAATTTCTGAGTAGCCACTAATGCCCCAAATTTACGATCTGGACTTAAATCTAATCCAAACCAAGTTTCTTTGTCAGGGTCTAATGGTATTGGGTCAGTCTGGCATAAATTCCACTTTTGAACATCAATTGCTGAATTTATTGTATCAACCCATAAACACAAAACTTCAGTTTTTACAATATCAGGTGGATCATTAATAACCGCTTTTAAGTTATCTGGATGGATTGTAGTTCCAAGCGATGGGTTGGCTTGAGCGAATGCTTTCCAATTGATTTCACCCGACGGAAGGGTAATTGGCGAATCAGGTTCGGCACTCCATTCAAACCAACCTATCGTATCTAAAGGATTTGTGCTGGCTGCTAATGCACGCTCCCTTAGTTTATTAAGGATTACAGAATGCTGATCACCTGCATTGCTGTAAACCCAAACTTGCGGATTTTTCGAACTCATCATGGTATATCGCATAGATGACCAAGCATCTTCATCTTTATATTCTCTAAGCTCATCAAGATGGATAGTCGATGGAGCAGAGATACCTCTGGAAGCATTGTTGGCTGCTTTTACCACAAACCTGCGACCGCCCTTTAATTCCATTTCCTCAGCACCATGTTGCCATCTAATCTTTTTTACTTCACTTGCTAATTTATCATTACCCTCAATTAGCGACACCATCTGCCTAAAGGTTTCAAGCGAGGTCGTAAGTCTATGAGCTGAGGATAGCTGTAAGTTCTCGCCCCAGACATACATGCCAGTTAAGATCCGGAGCATCATAAATGTGGACTTACCATTCTGGCGTGCGATCAATAACCCAGCCTCAGAATGATGCCATCGACCATCCGGCTTAACTTTGTGCCCATGAATAGCCACGAACTTTTGCCAATCCATTAAGGGAATGCCAATCTCAGCTGCAAAGTCAATCATCTCTTGACCTTTAGACGGCAAATCATTCAATGGAGAGTGAATACGCGGTGTTTTCACACCTCCTAATTCTGATTGAGCCTGAATCGAGTCGATCAATTCTTTTTCAAAATTGTTCAAAGCGATCCGGTCTGATCGTGAGCGATCGAGGTGTTTTGTGGGTTAGAAAAGGAAAGGGGGGTCGGTGGTGTTCTCTTGCTCACAAAAAACCGCCCACCCTTCGAATAATTACATCTTGAACATGCAGCTACTAAATTATCATCGGTATCTAATCCGC